GGAGTTACACCGTCATGAATACGCAGAGATTTTAAGTCTGTGTCAATGGTTACTTCACCAGCTGGGCCAGTATACGCCAAACTACGAACTGTAGTTCCGCGTTTTAATAAGATTTGTCTTACGTTTACATTAGCAGTAGTCATTAAATTGTCCCGCCATCAAATACAGTATAATCAACACCAGGTAATGGCACAGTATCAGAGTAATAAGCCGGTAATACTTGTAGGTCTAACGGAACACCATAATTATCATCAATGTATAACGGAGATTCTGTTACATCTTCGCCGTCTTCGTCGCTAATGCGTCTAAATGTTAGCTTGTAAAAACGTTGTTCCAGGCTGTTTACTGTGTTTAGGTCAACAGTAAAATTGCCTTGTCCTAGTGCAATATTAGCCCATGTTACAGCATAACTAGCTATAGTGACTTGGTTAGTGGGATCCTGTATATCAGCCTGTACTGCATAACCAGTTAAATTAACTCGTTTCTGGTCTTGATTCAATACAATAACTTGAATAGGGTTATCAATTCCCTGATAAATTTTAATTGGGCGGCTGTACACGGTTCTGTTCCTCGTAGTGAATATTGTAGGATCAAAAACTTGAACCTCGACAATATTTGGATATAAATATGTTTTGATAGTCTGCATAAGATATCTTTTAACATATTTAGCGTAGAACAGTGGAAGAAATAAAACAGCTTTTAGCCAAGTACCCATTCATTACATACCTAGTGTACGGTGGCAACGATTATATAGGTATTGTACAAAACGCAGATGAGCAAATCACAACCATCTACGACTTTGGTAGTTTAAAGCACCCAGAACAAAAGATGCGATTCTTAGAATTAGGAGAACAGTGGTGGTGGGAAAGCAATCGCTTGATTCCCATTAATGTGTTCTTAAAAGCAGACTGGGCAGAGTTCAAGTTTTGCGTTAAAACCATGAACAGCAAGGACGTGGATATAAAATTAGGCCCACATACGAGCCTAAAAGAAATGGCAATGAAGCGTAGTAAACGACGTAGTATTACGCTGGTGCGTAAAGTTTAACCGTAGCCATAGCTGATTTTTTCACAGAATAAATTCAAATTAACTGCTACCAGATGAGCATACGCTACAGCGTGTGACTTTTTAAATGTGTAGCCTTCTTCTGTTGCGTCCCAGATAGTTTCAGCAACTTCCTTCCAAGTTTTTCCAATTAGGTGTCGCTTGCCTGGACGAATAATAGCTAAGAACATGGCCATGCGTGGAATACTATCCACTGGTTCGGGCATTTTCATTAGTGTATCATAGTGATTGCCTATGTGAATCATTTGTTCGCATACTTCACGTTCTTTAAGCAAGTCCCATAATGGCTCTTGCGACATCAAATACTGCAAATGTTCTTCATTCTTTATCTGGGTATATAATGAAACATTCAGCAAGTCTAACTTCATATAGCCACGATCTTCAGCTGCCTTGTGATCTATGCTGGCAACACCTGTAAACGGATCAGTGGGCACATCAGTAACATACACACCAGTATTGTGTTTGATTAAATTGCCGTCTCTGATAATACCCGCAGGTGTATGTTTAAGCAAAGCCAGTGCTTGCTCTCGATTACCAAAGTCAATGTCAATATCTGATTTAAATTTCATTTATCACAGACCTGCTTTCTGTAAAATATCTTTAACCCATTCTGTATCGGCCATGTAATCTTTAAATTTGCGTTGCCAGTAGTCAGGGTCAATATGTGGCAACACTATTCCGATTTGTTCTTCGGTGAGTGTTTCTAAAAACTCCACTCCCGATGCACAGTTATACACTACCCACGGACTAATACGGCCAGTTGCAATATGATGGCAAATGCGATTACTATTACCGTAGCGAAAGTAATCTGTAAAACCGTTTTTAAGCTCAGGGTGCGTGTCTGCATAATCTTGCATTTCCTTTAGTGCTCGTTCTAGTGCGTCTTGTACTGCTTCACGTTTTAAGTATTCTGGTAACCACTCAGTGTACATACTGTCCTTGCACCAGTAGTCTAACTTTTTGTTGTTCTTTAACAACCAATCTAAAAAGCTAGGATAGTTAATACAACGTATGTCTTGACAGTATCTGCCAAACTTAACAAACGCATTGTAGTAAGGGCTGGTTACAAAATCTTCATAGCTTTTTAACTTGGCCGATCCTTGACTGTATTCATAAAAACGTAGGTATGCCTTGAGTCCTAACTGTACACCTGTTTCTCGTTCCTGTTGCCAACGACGCTTGGGTTCACACTGATGTACAGTAAGGGTACTTTCCTTACGAAACGCTTTGTCGCAATACCGACATTTATAAGTCGGACTTGATACGCTTGTCATCCCATCCATGTTCTCTTGCCAGGCGCTTAAGATCGTCTTTATCATTTATTTGTGCTAGTAGTTTAATTTCGTCGGGCTTTAATGCTGGATAAATTTCAGCAAGAAACTTTTCTGCTTTGTTGTTGGCTGTTTCTTTTTTCTTGGCCGCAAGCCATTTGTGATACTGCTTGCCCATGCCTGGGCTTACTGTAGTAGCCAATAGCCACTGTAGCTTTTTATGCTGGCTGGTGCTAATGTCAAAGAAGTTCTTGTTTAGTCGTTCATTGCAACTAACAAGATAATAACTTTGTAGTTCGCTGGAGCCTTCTACTGCCGCACCCCAACGAATCATTAGAAAAGGACTGAACTTTTTCTTTTCGTCATCTTCTAAGCTGTCAAAGAAGTTTCGATCCTTAAGATCAAATTTAAGCATTTCATTGCTGATGTGTAGTTTATCTGTCATACTGGATGCCACCCTGGAGGCTCTTCACCTTTTTGTAATTCGTATATAATTATAACACGATCAATAGCGTCTTGTAAAGCAGGATTGGTTTTTGCGGCTTCCAAAATGCTTTGCCAAAGTTGTGTTTGTTTTGCCAAACGGTCCTGCTGTTGTACATCATAGTCCCAACCAATGGGAAAACGGTCTCCTGGATGAGCTCCTGCTTCACGAGCATAGGTTACACCATTGGCTTTTTCGTATATGTATGTGGCTCCGGGCTTAAGTCTTCCCATTGTAGGTATATCCAAATTGAGTATGAGCCCATTTTAAAAATCTTTCCAGGCCCTCGCGATCATCGGGAAATGATTCTGAATAAATTCTTACCATTCTCCTAAGTGCTTCAAACATTTCTGATTCAGAATACTTCATTACCACACCTTGCCGTAATCTACTACTTCGCTTTGTCTACTAATGTCTTTAACAAAATAAGCACACAAAGGTTTATCGCCGCCTTCTTCTAAAGGGACTGCTAACATTTGTCCCGGTTTAAGTTTAGGGAAATACCATTTAACGTCTTGATAGATGTCTACAATTTCAACTGGGAAGAACTCAGGTTTAAAACTACTCAATGGATTAAATGTAAACACACTAAACCCTCGATCATTAATTGATGTTAGTGGTACGACTTCTAGATCACCTAGGTCGGGTTCACCGATTAGCACTTGCCAGTCTACAGGCATTTTTACTGTCCAGGGGCCAATCTTTAATACCAATGCAGGGCTATTAAACGACTCCAAAAAGATTAAAGGTATATAAAAATAATCAGGGTCTTTGGGATCGCTATTGTCTAATACACAAAAACGCAAGTCTTCGACTTCGTCCGGTATTTCATTCATTTCGTAACTTTTATTATCTAGTGTTAAAATTCTCATAGTGGATAGGCTTTCTTAAAATGTTTTTCGTATATTGCACGGGTGCTTGCTAACCAAGTTTCGTGAATACGCCTAACTAATGCTATATTAACACATAACTTATATTTGTCAACCACTTCCATGAGATAAACCCAACCTGTATCCTTAAACAGCTCAGTTGCATCTATTCTGTGTAGGTTGGATCTACCTTGTGCTGTTAATTCTGTATAAAATTCTTCTAGTCTATTGCATTGGCGATCAATTGCCGCACGACTAGCTATAACCTTTTCTTCGATATTTGGCAAATGGTCAAATTGCGGACGTAATTCTGGATTCTTGCTCCAGTAATGTTCTGCTGTAAAATCTCTATTGCTGGGCAACAAGAAAATATGTTCAAAATCTATAGCCAACTCAGGGCACACAACATCTTCAGCACCTTCATTATCTACTAGATATCTATTCCAGTAATGTAATGGTTGTTTGTTGCGTATGCTTTCTAATTCGTCGTTCATGCCGTGTGTATCGTATGCAACACCAATGTCTGGATTCCAATATGCAATACCGTGGTTATAGTAATACTTGAAATATAAATGTTCGCGTATACTCCACTCTGTTTTAAGCCAGGGACCGTGCTCGTTGTGTCCGGTGAAGAAGTCCAGCATAAACTTTTCTTTGTCTGGGTATTCAACATTTCCAGTACCAGGACCAACTTGCTGGCCACGATCATCCAGCATTTCAATATCAGGACTGACCGTCATTACGTTTCTAACTAAGTTGCCTGCGGCTCCCCAAGGAAAATGTACTATATAATTCTTAGGCATTCCAATGCGGTGTCATCTCTAGTAAGACTTTTACAAAGTCATCGTGCGCCTGCTGTGGGTTATGATTGATTGCACGTTCATGTAGGCCATAAGGCATGTCCCAAGGTTGTGGCTTGGTCCATAGTCTGTTACCCACAAATGCCCAGTCACAATAAAACATCGGCCCGCCCATGAATATAAACTCTTTGTTTAATGCAATTAACTTACGTAAGCCTTCTGCAATAATAAAATAGTCTTTCATTTGATCGAGCTGAAAACTATGTAGATGTGCTACATAGTGTTTCATTGCTTCAATTACTTCTGGCGTAATTTCTTTGCGTTTAAAGTTATCGTGCGGAACAAACTCGTAAAAGTCTGTGGTCCAATTGTTAATGCTGTCACTGACAATCTTAGGATTGCGAGTATCTACGTTACCTTCACTTGTACTACGATATCCCTTGTAGTCGATATCGCTTAATCGAACAGGCCACTGGATTTCGTTTTCTTTTCCCGGGATCGGAATTTCCATACGATCACTAGTGGTTGTTCCTATAACAACAAAGTCGGCATTACGCTTAATAGCTTCTTCAATTTGTAGTCGAATTAAAAAGTTAGTGGCGCCACTGCGTCCAAGACTAACGTGTTCAAATCCTTTTTCATTGGCATACAAATCTAAAAAACTTGTAATGCCGTGGTCTTCTGTATCGATGGCCATAAAGCTACAGCCACAGCTATATAATTTCTTTTTCATTTCCAATCTGCTTTCTCTACAGTGAACGGGTAGTTCGCTTCTTTATAAAACGCTTTCCTCTTTGTAAGGTGGCGCTTTGCAAACTTGCACGTACTGGTGATATCCCAGATCTGTACGAAGTCTTTGTCTTCTGCTTTTCTAATGCCTCGCCCAATACTTTGTATAACGCGGACAAAGCTCTTTCCGGGCTCAACAAGAACCAAATTAAAAATCCTTGGAATATTAATACCCACAGCGGCCACACCATAAGTCGCCACAATAATCTTCCCATCTGAAATTGCAACTTCATCATATTCTTCTTTCCTATCCTTGGCTTTGGTTGCACC